GCGCATATCAGGCTTGTCCGGCCGTCAAGCGTGGCAGTGAAAACAAGGTATTCTATGACATCTGAATTCGCTTCATAAAACTCTTTGCGTACAGAATTAGCAACGCCGTTCGTGGCAGTGCGGGCAATGGCCTTTGCATCGTTCCGGGAAATGTTCAAAACGCCGTCCGTGTAATTCGTTTCCGGCGTCCCCGTAAGGGCCCTGACTATCTGATCCGTGGTCTGTCCGGAAACAACGCCCGTGCGGACGGCATTCATTACGCGGTTGGTGTCCGCGTCAGAAAAACCGCTGAACCACTGCTGGATTGTTTTACCTGAAAAGGTGCCGAAATCGGAAATGTTCTTAATGGCCTTGTCTGAAAGCGTTTTCACGGCCACTGTCTCCGCAAGCGTCCTGACTGTGCCTTCGGCAAAAGAGCTTTCATGGTCTCCAAGCTTCAGGGACTCCATGACAAGGGCGGCTTCGGCTTCATTGATGGCCGCGCCCCTTATCTTCGCGACGCGCTTTTCAATTTCAGCGAATTTGTCGGCGGTGGCTTTATCGGCGGCGGCAACGCCGAAACGCATCAGGCGCTTTTTCAGGTAGCTTACAAGTTCAGGGCTTGAAGAGTCTATAATCTTCGTTATTTCATCGGCATGGGAAGCGGCAAGCCTTTGCAGGTATGCCGAATGCTGAATAATAAGGTCATGTACCTTAACTTGCGTCTTGGTTTTGGTCTGTCTGGGTATTGGCATAATTCAGGCTGTCTTCCGTTTCCATTTCTTCTTTTTCTTCGTCATAATCCTTGTCCGTGAAATCATTCTTTCTGAGCCATTCGTGGTATGAACGCTCTGAAAGCGGCATTCCCTGAAGCTTCGCGTTCCACAGAGAAAGAACATCCTGCGCGGTTATCGCGGAGGCGTGGAAATCAAGGTTCGGCGTGATTTCGACTTCCTCGGGATTTGACCCGGCCCAAGTCGCGGCAAATTTCAACTGCTGAGCTATCGCGGCGGCCCCGGTAAGCGCTACGTTTTTCATGGGCGCGGTTTTCACGGCCATTCGAGTTTTAAGGGCTTCTCCTGACTCCGCGGTGGACTGGTCAATCAGTGCGACGCCCATGTTCTGTGCCAATTCATGAAGCTTGTCCTGAGACTGGCGCATTTCCGGCAAACCCTGTCCGGAAACGCCGATATATTCTGCCTTTGCATCGGAATTCGGAGTGTGAATACATGCGCCGGGGCCGACATTGACGTTTTCTTTTTCCAAATCAATACCGGCCAAGAATAAAGTATCCTGCCCCTGCATAAATAACGCCTGTCTGTAATCGGCATCGCCCCTATAAATGGCAAGTGAAATATTCGACAGCGGAAGCAGGGGCGGCTTCTCAACATCGGGATTGATATTCGTAATATTAACAAAGGTAAAAGGAATGAAATTAAGGGTTCTTCCGGCAAGGTTAGGGTAATCTTCTTCTTGCAACTTAGGATCGACAATATCAAAAGCCGCGAACTCCTCCGGTGTCATCGACACACTATAATAAATGCCTGTCTGGTCGAGGCCGCAGACACGATACTTTGTTTTGACTTCCCATTTTTTAGTTTTCAGATCGAATGCCTGTCCGGTTTCGTCAAGCACCAATAATTTCAGCGTTTTAATGGTACCGGACTGCTCCACATACCAGTTGACTATCTTCAGCGCCGGGTATTCGATAATCATCGGGATAACGTCAACGCCTTCTTTTTTCGGAATGTCAAGCAGAAGCCCATAACGCCCGTAAACAAGCTGGTTTTCATTTACGCGCCGCATCAGGGAAGTGATGTTTTCACCGTCCGGCGTGGCCTGTTCAATCATATTGTTAATACGGACAGGACATTTCAAAGTTTCCGGGTTTTCGGAAAACATAACGCCAAGCATGGCGTTGACCGTGTCCGAAAGATAATTGAAATAGTTTGCGCGTATTTGGTATGACTCATAACGCTTTTTTCCGTTGTTAGGGTCAAGCCGCTGGCCCTCGGTCATGGGAAGATATATTTCGCCTTTGTCTTTTACTATGCGCTGGCCGCCGTATGTATCGCGCATCTGCCGCCAGTCCGGAAGAACAAATTTATATTCGGGATTATAAGAACTTACTGTTTCAGCCATGATGTAACCTCGCGTTTAAAAATTCAGTGTTACAAAATGGCGGAATTGTCAATCTGGGGGTATGTTATGTAAAATAAATGGGAGGGGAAATAAGATGCCCGATTTAAATATTGTTAAAATTGAAAACATGTTAGGGCTTTCTGAACCTGCTAAAGCCATGGTAAAAAAATGCTTTGGGCTCCTCGGGCTATGGATTGAACCGAATATGATAAAAAGAAAAGCTGATGCTCTGAAGTATGCTGCTGAAACCCAAAATCAAATTGCTATCAGTAACACAAAAACACAAATTGAAATAGAAGAACTTTGCCAAAGAACCCGCAACCGTTTTGAAAATGAAGAAATCCGCAAACAAATAAACATGGAAAATATTATAGAAAAAGCTCTTCCTTTGTTAAGTGAAAATTCTACTCCCGAAAACATTGACAATGACTGGCTTTTTAATTTCTTTGATAAATGTAAACTCATATCAAATGAAGAAATGCAAATGTTATGGGCAAAGATACTTGCCGGGGAAGCAGATAAATCTGGAGCTTTTTCAAAACGTACCATTAATATTGTTCAAACATTAAGCAAAAAAGACGCTGAATATTTTACAAAAATATGTTCATTTGTATGTAAAATCTATAATGAATTAAGACCAATAATTCTTGATCATGAAGATGAATTTTATAAAAAAAATGGATTAAATTTTGATATATTGAAACATTTGGAAGATATTGGTTTGCTAAATTTTGATTCAAATACTCTAGGCATGACCCTTGATGGATTTCCCAAAATAATTACAATATGTTATTTAAATGAAAAAATAAAAATTGAATTTAAGAATGATAACGCGAATCTTGAAAGAGGACAAGTACTTTTTACCGAAACAGGAAAAGAATTATCTCAAGTATGTAAAAAAGAACCAATTGATGGATTTAGTAATTATCTAATAACGTATTTTAAAACAAATGAACTAAATTCCTCTAGTCCAATAAAGAATATTTCCATTGTCGATTAATACATCCCAATAACCGAGCCAGAAGAGACGCTCTTACTTTGCGCGAGAACGCGGTAACGGGCTTCATCGGCGATATGGTCTTCGGCTTCCGTGTCGATATCATCGGATTCCTTTTCATCGCGCGGCAATACCGGGATTGTCCGGATGAAATTCCGGCATGTGGAGAAAACAAAAAGCCCCGGATCGCAGCGTTCTATCGAAGCTTTTAAACGTTGCCGCATCAGTTCCCAGCCGTTTTTGCGTGAACCCGGGGACTTATCGGAGCGCTCCCAGCGGACGCCGGCCCGCGCCATATCATCGGCTATGCAATTACCGTTATTCACGTCATAAATGGAATTATCAGCCGGGCCGGGCCGGACATTGAACTGCATTTCTTTTTCCATCTTTATAATTTTGCGCGCTACATCTACAGCGGTTTCCTTTGTTCCGGTGTTCGGCTGTCCGTTCCAGCCGTAATACTCGGCAATCCTGAACAGATCGCCTTTCAGCGTGGATCGGCGCGTGCCATCAGCCAGGACAATGTCGGAACCGTCGGAAGAAGCCCACCAGCCCACGGAATAAGGCTTGCTGCTGCCCCAGTCAAAGGAACGGTCTATGCGCCATGTCTTCGGTATAGCGAAAGGTTCTACAACGTGGACGGCAGGATTCCACAAATCATCGAACATGCCGCCCGCGACGATGTCCCAGGAGCCTTCAAGCATGGCTTTGACAAGGTAAGGATTGCCGAGGCCGGAAAGCTGCGCCCTGTATTCTTCTTCATTCAGGCTTGGATTGTCCTGAAGCTTTGCCGGGATATACTGGCGCAACATGCCGCCTTCTTCTTTCGGCATCTGCCGTATTTCAAAAGGGTCTGCGTTATCTATCCAGGACGCCTTTACCCAGTTGTGACCGACGCCGCCGGGGTTTGAGCCGCACAGAACAAGCGGCAACTTTATGCCCTTCGGTATTTTCATCTTGTCTGAAACACGGCAACGCGAACGAATATAACGGTATATCTTTTCCGTGAAGTGCGTCAATTCGTCAATCAGTAGCACATGTATTTCCGCGCCCTGATAATTAAAGCGGTCCTTCTCATGCTGGCAGTGGCAGACATGAATAACGCTGCCATTCGCAAACCTTATGCGCGGCGGGTTCTGATATGATATCCGGCAATACTTCGGCATAAAATCTGAAAGCAGCTCAGGGAAACTGCCGGGCCCTTCAAAATGGTTTTTCAGGATATCATCATAGCGGCGCCGGAAAAGGTAAACCTGCAATTTCGGTATCATCATGGCAAGGGCGCAAGGCTTGACGCGGATCAGATGCGACTTGCCGCCGCCGGCCGCGCCCCCGTAAAGTATTTCCGTGGCCGTGGACTTAAAAGCCTTCGATTGTTTCGGGTGCAGTTTAATTTCCATCGTCTGAACCGTCCGAGAAAGTTACCTTGAATTCAGGCGTTTCACCCATATTCACGTCTATGCTTTCGTGATAGCCGCGGTGCTTCATCTTCGTTCTGGCGTAAAATTCAAGCATCCGGGTATCGCCCTCGATGATTTTCTTTTGCAAAATGCTTTCCGCTATATCGTCGAAGCTTTCCTTGGTCTCCTCAAGCAGGGCTTTCATATCGGCGTTGTTTTCGAGAAAGGCATAAACGGTAGTCCGGGAAACGTGCAGGCGGCTTGCAATCGCGGTAAGGTTTCCGTAAGTGCCCTTGACGGCAACTTGGAAATTATCTTTCGTTATTTTCGGGTATGTGCTTTTCTTTCGCGCGCGCATGTGTAACCGTCCAGCTTGTTCAACTTTTCTACTCATCTAAGGGCTGGAAGTCAACCCCCGAGGGGGGCTTTATAATTTTCGCTCACTTCGTTGCGAAAGAATAAATGGGACTCGTCCCCTTTGTAAACGAAGTTGAACAAAGATAATAAAAGGCACTCCGCGCCCCCTCTCTTTTCTTTCCCCCTAAGAACCCCCTATTATATCTCTCTCTTTTTCAAACCCCTGAGATAGGGCTTTTAAGGATGGGGTTATAATCGAAACTGCGCTTGCTGCTTGAATCCTGCCGAATTATAACGCTTCCCCATTTTTTCTGAAGCATTTCGAACTGGCGTTTTTCTTCGGCAAGGTTCCGGTATGCGGCACAGCCCCCGGACTGTTCGGATTGCTTTACTTCATAATGATACTTATTAAAACGTAGAACTCTGCGGTATTTGTGGAGATGTTGAAGGGTCAAATCGTAATCTTCTTTCAAAGATAATTTTTCATCGAAAAACAAATCGGTTTTGCAATGCGCGGTAAAAGGACTGCCAATATAGTTGATAAATGAGAACGGTAAATATTCCTTGTATATCTGCTTATCGGGTAAACAATTCAATCCCCAGATTTTAACGCCCATATCTTTGGCCATGACGGTGGCGTGTTCGGCAAATTCCAGCAATTCGCCGGCTGAAAGCTTATGCCTGATACTTCTGGTGAAACGGCCTATGTATGAACAATCGTCATCAATGATAATCACGCAATCGGCATCGGAATTCTGTTTGATTATCCAATTCCGGACCCTGCAGACGTTCCCCTGTACCTTGTCAGGGCATGTTGTTATATCATTTCCATTGGCGCGGTATTTTGCGGCTTCGGACTCCATTACGACCAGTTTCACAAACGGGTAGCGTATCTGCGTAATGCTTTTTACGGGGCGTTTGTAAGACGGCGCGAAAAACCTGATATCCATTACGCCCTCGCATTCTGAATGAATTCTATGGCCTTGACTCCATCAACGACACGGCCAACGCCTTTTTGGGAAGCTTTGCCCCGGCTATCCCGGGAATAGACGCTTTCAAGGCCGAGCATGGTTTGGATCTGAAGAAAATCGATATCCCTGTCGAATTTCAAAACTACATAATTACTTTGTTCGTCGAGCTCCAGAGAAAACTTGATATCGCCTTCCGCTATGGAATTGATTGAACTGTTTTCGGAAATGATTTCGTCAATGTCCGGGGGCGTGATGTCGAGTTCGCCCAGGACAAAACCCCATTCGAGCAGCTTCTCAATATCGAAATGCTTATTGAGCAAATCCTTGTCGAACTCCCCGGTATTCTTATTAAGCCTGACATTCAGCTCTTTTTCCATGTCCTTATCCAAATTCAATTCAACGCATGGGATTGTATCGTGCTTGAGTTCTTTCCATATTTTACAACGCTGGTGGCCGCCGATGATGATATTTTTGCGTTTCGGGTGCATGTTTATGATTATCGGGTCCACCATGCCAAAGCGGACAAGACAGCTCCTCAGATATTCATACTGCGTGTTGGTAAGCTTGCGGGGGTTATACTCGGAAAAGATTAAATCCTTGATTTTCCTGTTGACGATTTTCATTGAAAGCCTTTCATCTTGTGTTTATGAAAGGCGGGAAGTCAACTGAGAATCATAAGTGAAAATTGAATTAACACTTTATTATCATATATTTATATATTCTATACTGAAATAATTAGAGGCAAAGAGGGGGATTATGAGTAATGTCGCATTACACAAGAAGCTTGAAGAAGAAAAGAATGTAAGAAATCCTAAAGCAATTACAGATGGAGATTTTACAAACTATGGGCCTCAAGATGGTTATAGTGCAATTAAATTTCCTGGCTATTTTACTATCGATCTAGAAGAATGTCATAAAATTTTTTGTATTAGATTTTTACTTTGGGATGGAAAAGAGACTGTACTACTTCGTGAGCCTAGAGCCTATAAATATTCATTATTAATTTCTGAAGACAATATAACATGGAAAGTCTTACATAATACTGATCAAGGTGTTAAAGGTTGGCAGGAATTTAAAATACCAGATGGAATTAAACTTCGATATATAAGAGTTTTTGCATTACATAATACGGCTTGTAGCGAATTTCATATTGTTGAATTAGAAGCTTATGATGATATTGAAAATCTGCCTCCATTAAACAAAGCGCCAACCACAACAATTACTGTGAATAATTCAAATATTCCATTACAAACAGATGCGCCATTGCCAATTCAAAAGAAATTTAATGAAGTTATCTCAAAACTTAACGATGTTAAAGCACATGGAGTTATGGATAATAAATTAATAGATGAATTAATAGGGGATATGCAAATAGCATCTAATGATGCCAGAGATATTGAACAGGTATATGAAGCAATAAATCGCAGGATAATAGGACCTATCCATCATGAATTAAAACGTTCATCTAAAATCTCTAAATGGAGTTTTTGGATAGGTGTAATAAGTTTATTTTTTGCAATAATTCTAAAATATTGCTAATTTGAATATGATTAAAATTTCTCAATTTTCAAAAACTAAACACCAACCGAACGGGCTCTTTGCTTTCCGGGGCTTAACTTTTTTTCCGGGCCTTTCCTTTTTTCTCTTTCTTTTCCTTCTTTTCAATTTTGCGCTGCGCCTCTGCGCCCTCGTAGATTTCCAAATACTCCGGATTGTCTTTCAGGGAGTCCTTGATTGTAGTGTCGATTTCACGGGCAGTTTTTTTGATGTCCATATTCTATTCCTTCAGCGGCCTTGACTTTTGTTGACAACCGATATAGAATAAGACCGCATTCAGTCTATATGGCTGTTTGTGAAATCCGGTCGGAGACTATTTCGCGATGGCATCCGGCCGGACCTTTTTTATATCTTCAAAAATTTTTCACTTTTTTTATTCTCTGATTTTTCATCGGTAACTTTTAAGCCTATTTTTGAGGCTATTACCCGGTAACTTTTAATAATCCATGTTTTAGAGCAATTTACAGTTTCCGCAATCTGCCTGTATGATTTTCCCTCACGGCGCAACTTGATAATCTGTATTTCCCGCGGTGTCAAGGAAAGCAATGCGGAATCTGTAAGACGCCTCTGTTTAAATCCTAGAATCTTGGCCATTTCCTCACCTATGCGCTTGTGGACGGCCTGACGGCTGACACCCTCGCGCCGCGCGATCTCGGCGATCGACTCCGCGCCCTGAAGCTTTGCGGAAAGCGCCTTTGATATTTTCCCATGCTCCGCAAAGCGCAGAAGAAAAGACGCCAGGGAAAGCACTTCGTCTTTCGTGAATAATTCCTTATTGTCGATATCGACGGGCATTTCAAGACTGTCTCTTTCCAATTCGAGAAAGCTCCGTCCCTGAGATGTCCAGCGCCTATCGTCTGTCCGCGCTTTCCTGCTTTCTTCTGAAGCATACGCACAAGCTTTGCGATAAAGACAGGAACCGCATTTCTTGATTTTCTTTCCTTTGCCGAAACATTCCATATTTTTAATCCTTTATTTATTTTCCACTATCACATAAGAATTCCATGAACGTCATTTTATCGCCGTACTTTTTCTGGTATATCTCAAATTGATAGTCGATACCAAACCATGTAGCCAACATGACTATGATAAAGATTACAAGATATATAAGACCCTCAAGTGTTATGAACTTCTGCTTCATCCTATTTTCCTTTTTGATATCTCTCCGGTCGGCAACGGCAAACCCTTCTGGATGGTTTCAAATTCTTTGAATATCCGCTTCGCGTTGTCCGGGTTTGTTTCCTGGGCCAGCCGCAAATATCCCGCCGCATAGGCCGCATTTTTTCTTCTCAAAATCCTGTTCGCTTCCCTTAATTTTATAAAATTTTTCCAGGCTTTCATTTTCTCTTTTTCTCCGCTTTCTTTTCTATTATTTTTAACGGAACCGGCATTGTCCGGCCTGTTGTCAGGTTGATGAAATATCCGGCGCAATCAAGGCCGCCATGCCGGAACATTTTCCAAAGCAGCTGCAGGGCATACGTGGCCACTGTCTGATTGATGAAGAGTTCCTGTTCTCCCAGGGCCTCGGCAAGCGAACAGCTGGGCGTGTTGTCTTCAGGAACATCCGCGATAAGTTCCGGCAGGATTTCCCAGGGCATGGGGAGGTCTGGGCGTTTGCCGATCAATACCTGTCCATAATCAGGGCCATTTCCGCAATCGACGTAATACGAAGAATTCGTTTTCAAATTCTTTTTTATTTCGCGCCGGGATTCTCGGGAATCAACGCAACTGATTGTAATATCATCGCCCACAAAACTGCGAAACTTTTCAGGATGGCTATCCCAATCCAAGCCATACGCGGCATTAATTCTACTGACAAGCACATCGGATTTATAGCGGCCAATATCGGCCTGATAAAAAAGCTGGCGGCCGACGTTTGACGCGGTTACTTTATCTGGATCGAAGACTTTAAGATGTATGCCGCCCGGATGGCCAAGCGCACGCATAGACAAATGAAGTCTGGCCAGACCTGAAAGAACCTGTGAACCCGTGCCGCCGCAACCGGCCAATGAAACACATACATAACCGGACAATAAAGGCTGCCGTGTCCTATGAAATGCTTTTTCTTTAATTTTCATCTTAATATTTTTCTCCGTTTTTAACTATGGTACTCAACGTTTTTCTCATAGGCTTTAAAACACTATCCGGGAAGCTTTTTGAATTTTTCTTTGAATAATTCAACCAGAACGCGTCATGTCCGCCTGTAAAACAAAGCTTTGTGCCGCCGCCGGCGTGTGAAAAATTGCTTTCGAAAAAAAGTTTTTCCCAATCCGGAATGTCATCAATATTACATCCGGGATGCGTGATATTATGCGGCAAGCATACATTCCCGTCATCGTATATATTGTAGAATGGCGCATGATACAGTGACAGCTTCTTCGCTTCAATCGCGCGGTCCTTGCGCTTGGCGGCATAGACATAAAGCCTTCCCGCGCTGACCCTGAAAACAAGATCCGGAAAAGAAAAGCTTTTTCCGCTGATTTTATTCAGTTTTTTATTTATGGCTTTGAAAAATATCGGTCGTTTTTTGCCGGGACATCTCCAGATGATTCTTTCTTTTCCTATCGCGAGTAAATTTTTAGGAACAAAATTTATTTCCGTCCCGTGTTTTTTTACACCCTTCAGGGCCTCATTGAAAAGCTCATGTATTTCCTCGGCATCCACTACATGGCCAGGTTCTATGCGGCCATTCTTAACAGAATGTCTTGTAGCCACAACTGCGCCCGTAACGCCATAAATCAATAATGCCGAATCCAAAGACATGCTTTTGACTATTTCACTGTTTTGCAATATCTCCATGATTTTATCCTTTTTTATGTTAATTTACTTATATTTTCTAGCTTTTTTAAAATTTCCATTACCGCGGTACAAGCGTCCATATACGCTTCGAGATGGCGGACAAAGCCGGAATAATCGAAATTTTCACCGCCGATGAAAAAATATCCCGGCGATTCTATCGTGCCGGTGGTCTCCTGATACTGCCGGGCATCTTCATCAATAATGTGCTGCATTATCGAACCGTCGATTTCTTTCCAAAATAAAAGTGCCCCCGGGATGGCGCCTTCCGGTAAAAGGCGCGGGAACTTTTTCCTGCCGCTTTTAAATCGGCGCGTCGCGCTTTTCAGGGCTTCGATATGCTCATCATAAAAGCTCAGCGGGCCTTTATATTTTTTCCCGGACGGCTTGGAAGCCCAGGTCGGTATTTCCGCATCAAAATCAGCTTTTTTAATTGTGCCTTCATATCGTTCATCATCATATTTGACTTCCTCTTCGCTCGCGCCATTATCCCAATATTGGGCGCTTAAAGTCTCAAACGCATAATCAAAAGTATAAATATCCAGAGGAGATTTTCTGAGCAACGCGAGAATATATTGTCCCAATCCCGGGTAATTTTTTTCGGCATCCGCAAGCTTTTCTCCGATTACCCAATCCCCGGGGCCGCCAAACTCAAAGGCTATGACACATTCCGGATGAGCGGGAAAATTACACTCTTCAAGGTACATATTGTTTTCCGGATCGCTCAGAATATCCAGCCGCATGGCAAATAAATCTTCATCTCCAATGGGATAATGTTTTGATACCCATTTTTTGAGAATTTCAGGAAGTGTTTTTTCTGTCCGGTCCGTTCTGAGATCGACATGGGAAAGAAATGTCCAGATGGCATCATTGGAAACTTCTTCCAGATCCAAAATATTGCGCTGTTCGGGAACTTCCGCGCTTATTGCCGGCGGCGTTATGGCAAAACCGGACAAACCTCCGAAATTTTCAACCGTAATTTTTTTGCCCTGAGCAGAGCGGCACGTAATGCCGCCCCCGCCGTGAACTGTTCTTTTGTTATTTTTTCGCTTTTGCATTCTTCCTCGACTATCTTTTTTATGTCCCTCATTTTCAGAGGGACATTGGCTTTTCTTTTCATTATCCTTTTGTTCCTGTACTGTGGTTAAACGAATAAACCTGTTTATTCTTTTCGGTTACCGGGCCTTTAGCCGCGGAATTGGTAAGCTCCGGATACACCTGAGCATAATGGTTTTTCACTTCATCGACTGTTAAGTCCGGCCCCGGGTCCGGAAGCCTTACCCCGTTGAACTCGAATACTCTTTCCAAAACTTCTACCTTCGACATGGTGATTTTCCTTTCGTTAAAAATTCAATTCAAAAATTTCATCTTCTGTTTCGGCTTCGGAAACTTCTTCAGAATCACTTTCAGGTTCCGGCGCGGTCTTTTCCTTTATTTTTTCCTCAACGGTTTTCAGCTTGCCATCTGATTTCGCGGCCTTCTTTTCCGGGGATTTCTTTCTCAACTCATCGAGATTGTTTCCGGCCACGATTTCGCGGTACTGGGCGATAAGGCCCGGCAAATCCCTTTCAAGGTTTTCCACTGTGTCAGTGGCCACAAAATTCTGAACGGCGCCGCCATCCTTTTTCACCGGGGACACAACGACCCTGATTTTTTCTTCATCCATTTTTGAAATCATCAGTCCTACACCCTTGATTTCCTTCTCTGCCATCACTTCGACTATTGCCTTTAACATTTTTCGTTCCTTTCGTTTGCCACGGAGTGGCGTTTGTTTTCGGGACTAAATCCCTTAATTTCGTTTATAAAAAAATTCATCAGGTACCCCATCGGGTTCTTGATGTTTTTACCCTCTAAAATTTTACTTTTTACATCGTGGAGAATTTCCTCAAAATGTGATTTTCCAAGCAGGGATTTTGCGCGGCGCAAGTCGTAATAATCGCGCTTATTAAGCCCTGTTTTATCATCCGTCAATTTGCAAGCTTCAAGACACATGTAATCGTCATCAGAAAGCCCGGGAAGGTTTTTTATTTCCGTTCGCTTCCGGTATTCGGCATCGCTTTTTTCCGCTTCAATCCAGGCCTTATAAAACGGGCTTCGTTTGTAATCGAACGCCTGTTTCTTTTCCGGCTCCTCCGAATTTTCTTCCGGTAAACTTTCATTTTGAAAATCCGAACTGTCCACGTCTCCCGGCTCCGGTTCAGGAAGTTCCTCGGAAATTTCAGACAAAGGGGGTTGGGGGTATTCGGATTCTATTTCTTTTCCTATCGTATCTATCGTATCCTTTCGTATCCTATCGTTTCTTATATAGCTTGCTTTGGTTTGCTTTTTTGGACGGCCCCCTTTTGCCCCTGCTTCACTTCTTTTTTCAGAAATGGCATGTATGATTTTTAATTGTTCAGATATAAATTTTATACTCAAAAATCCATTTTTAAGAACCACTAGTTCCAATTCAAAAAACAAATTTAAGCAATTGCTTAGCTTTGCTTTTTCCATCCCTAATTTTCGGCATAGCAAATCATCATGTTTTAAAAGTCCATTTTCGCAAAAAATCATGGAAAACAAATCAACAAAAAGTCCCTTTTCTTCATGAGTCAGAAGTTGAATTTTGGAGTTTTTTGAAAGCCATTTTTGCGCATCAAAATTAAAGTAATAAATCTTGTCTTTCCGCATTTAAAAATCCTTTATTTAAAACCCCAATATGCAATTAGGGAGGTTAATTACAGCGTTTATTTTCCAAGGCTTTTTATTGTCCTGTAAAAGTCTTTCTATGGCCCTTATTCCTGTCTCTGTTATGAATGTCCGCGTGTACTGGAGCCGGCCATCTCTCGGATGTTCGTATGTTCCTCTTTTTACGCGGAACCAGCCGCAATTGATGTACTGTTGATAGGGGAGATTGTCAGCCATTAAAATTTTTCTTCTGCGCAATTGCCGGAACAATAGGCAGGGGCCCGTGGCTATGCCCTGTGAACGCAGAGTCTTTGCGGCCTCCTGAAAGTTCAATGTTCCGGACGGGGATTTCACTCTCTGCCCTCCGCGTTGGCAATAGCATTGCCTAATTTGCATTCGGGCATGTGTTGCGGACAAAATTCTCTACATATCGGGCAACATGGAATTCCATCGTACCGATCGGAATACTCAACAGCTTTCAACGCTTCCAATAATCCCGGCCATGTCTCTATTATCGTCTTCAACTGCTGAACAGCCGGGGCAAGCGGCTTATCGGTATGCAATGGAATTTCCCCAAGGGCTATATTTCCATTTTCTCCCTTTGCCGCGATGACAAGTTCATCATACTTTATCTTTTCAAAACAGATGATTTCAGTTTTCATTGTCATACCTTTTTTTTAAATATTCACATCTTCGACAAAGAAAATGTCTTACGCCCCATTTCAAACTTTGTCGTTTAACTTTTTTTCTTAAACGAAATTGATAAAAAATATAAAAATCGACTGCAAATCTAGTCCGCCAAATAATCTGATTTACCCATCCCAGGATAAAATAAATACAACCTGCAATAATCAATAATAAAATTGCAATCACAGTTAAAAGGCATGAATAATAAATACACGTGATTACCCATTGAGGAATATGTATAATAGTTTCCATCTTATTTTCCTCCCGCTGGGGTTATCTGGAGCGGTTCATGTGGCTTTTCGAGCTTTTCAAAAACAGGGCAGTTTTCTTTTAAACATTTTTCTTTTTTATTGTCAGTAGAAATACAAAACGGGTCTCCTGAATAAAAGTGTTTACAGCAAATTGTTTTCAACTCCTTAAACGTTATCAATCTTTTTTCTTCCATTATTGAGCCTCCTGTAATGTGTATTCTTTAACCTCAAAAAATTTGAGACTTCCCAGATAGCGGTAAAAAGGCAATTCCTGGACATCTTTTAAAACAAGACCATAAGGCCCGAAAAACCAAGGGCTATCATATTGGGTTACACAATCCACAAGCGTTGCTTTGCCGACTATGCCGCCCATTTTATCGGAGCAGACATGCCATTCTTTTTTAGGGTCGATTTTGAATTCCAAAATGATTTCCCAGAATAATTCGGTAAAGTTTTCTTTCAGAAATGACAAAGCTTCCCAGTCGAAAGTCTTTGAGGCGTGAATTAAAAACTCTCCTCTAAACGGCGTTTTCCATGTGCGGTTTTCGACAGGCTTATATCCCTTGACAATAAGCCACGGCCAGGGCTGTTGAATTGATAATGCTAACATGTAAGCTCCTTTACTATGTTTATAACCGGGACTTTCATTAAAACTCCAATACAAGTTGAGTGTTTTGCATTTGAGAAATTTGTTTAAGGCCTTGATATTTTTTTAGAATTTCACCAGTACGTTTATGATATAAAGCGGCAACTGGACACCATGTTTTTTTAAAAAAGATTTCAGGGATGACTTTGTTAATAAAAATCTGATATTTGCTATATACCCATTTCTGATTGATGGAAAATTCCCGTTCATTGTGATAAATATCGGAACCGCCTTTCACATCAATATAAATTTTTTCTGAACCTTTTAGTCCGTGTTCCAATTCATTGAATTTCAGAGCTGGGAAAATAATAAAATCAGGGGTATAGATATGCGGGTGTAATAAAAACTTATCGACTATCTTCACTTTGGTTTTTAAAACTTCTTTTCCTTTGATAGAAGCCCGTTCGCAAAGTGTAAAATATTCAGTATGATAATGAAAATCTTTAATATATCCGTGTGCTTCTGCCTCTATACACCAATGATAAAAATCAGTTTCTTCACGGCTGTCAAATTCAATGCCATTCGCTATGAATTTTTTCTTTTCTTTTTTCTTCCCGGCCATGAATTTTTTATTCCATCTTCTACGCATTGAACAAATCCCCGCTTTCTTTTCTTTCGACTTCCTGAAGGGTCTCAAGGACGCCCTTCATGGCCTCTATTTCTTCTTTGGATGTCTCAACGCTCATGCGTCCGGACAATACCCATTTCGGATATACGTTCTCGCGCATTTTGATTTCCCGCTTCACGCAGGCGATTTGTCTTTCAATGCTGACCATTGGAATTCTCCATTTAAAAAGTTGGCCGTTACACGCCACGGGCCCGGGCGCTGCGGGGCGAATTACGCAGATTTCTTTTCTTCTTTTTCCGCTTTTATCTCTTCTGCTATGAAGTCGATGTTTTCGCGGACGTACTGAACGGAAGCCGGCACCTTATCCAAATGAATTGTAAGTCCCGGGAGCTTCTTTATCCTCCGGAGATAAACTTCTGTTTCATCAAGGGAAAGGCCGTGCTTGGCCAAAAGCAAAGAAATGTTCTCTTCCTTTTTCTCGGGAGCAGAAGAGGCTTTTGCCGCCGCTTCTTCGGCAGTTCCGTAACTGTGGCCGCCTTCATGTCCGGCAGGCTTCTTACATTTACGGATACCGTCTTTATGAGCATAGCCGCAAGGTTCCGGCACTGCTTCTTCAGAACTTTTTTCCTCTTTTTCGGGGCTGGCCTCTTTCTGTTCTTCAGAACTTTCCGGAACTTCCGGTTTTCTTTCTCCGAGCTTCTGAATGAAATATCCGGCCTTGTCGCCGCTTCCGCCTCTGATGAGCCGGAACTCGATTTTCTCAAAATCATCTTTATCTGCGAAGAAAATAAGCAATTCGGCTTCCTTAAAAGGTTTGAGTTTGCCCTCTGCTGTTTTTTTGCTGGAAATCATATTTTTAATGGTCTCAGGCGTCAGCTCTTTAACAACATCGATGTAATCCACGATATCGACAACGCGGCTGTTCTTAAATTTGAAGACATCTCCGTTATCACCCTCTTTCAGATTTTCAATTTCACCGGGTGTTTTTTCAGATTTGCCGGATTTTTTGCATTTTTTCTTCTCTTCTTTCTTTTCCGGCTCTTCTATTTCTTCTTTCTTTGCTGTTTCTTCCGGTGTCTTTCCATCTTCAAACCCGGGAAGGTCCGGCAAATTCGGATTATAAGTAACAGGGTCTCTTTCGTCTTTTATCCGCTCCACCTTCCGGATATCGATTTTGCCGCCGAACGTATATCCCAAATCAACATCGCGCTTGACCCGCAATACTACCGGAACATCAAGCCCTGCTTTTTTGTCAGGACTCGAATCATAGAGCTCATTTAAAGTGTTTACGATTTCGTCCGCATGGTTTCCTACGAGGTCTTCGACAACCTCGACCATCAGGGTTTTGCATCTCTGCATCTGGCTTTCCTTGAGAAAAGTGCTCATTGCCTTTTCCTTTCTGTTTTGTTTTGTTATTAATGCCACTTTGTGGCTTATCTGGCCTTCGCCGCTATTGTTGACTTGGTGAAAAATTTTATTCCCGGTATTTTGCGGAGAAAATCCGCAGGCTTGGAATTGGCGTCGGCTTTCTGGGTTTTGGCTATGGAATCGAGAAGACCGGCATCAACGGTTAGATATTCACGGGGAATTTTTGTGATGTCTTCGACTTCCCAATTCCAAGAATACCGCATGGATATGCCTTCATTTTTCTGGGGGATATAAGCAACTTGAGCAACTGTCATTGCCGCTTCAAGCTGGAGACTTTCGCCCATTTCGGTATCGCCTTTTTTCATCGCCTTGTCAGCCTGTTTCTGGAGCCTTGCGGCTTCCTCGGCGGCCTTACGTTCGGATTCAAATCTCAATCTGTTTTGCGTTTCGATATATGCGGAAATTTTCTTTTTGACGATTTCTTCAGCCTGCTCCAAAGGGCTGAGCATTTTTGCTTCATTACCGCAAACGGCTTTCCATGCCTCATGTGCCTTTTTCTTCGAGTCCGCGAAAAAGTCCTTTACCTTTTTTGCCGCGCCCTTTATACTTGTGAGAAATTCAGCGGCTACCGTATTTTCGGCATCGGAAGCGATCACAATTCCCTGCGCTTTTTTTACCAGCAGGGAATTCTCATTCTGCAATTGGATTTCAGGCTTCGTCTCCTGAATTTCCTTTTTTTCTTCGACAGTGTCAGTGTCGAAACTGAGTTCCATTGTTTCCGTGTTCATAATTCGCCCTTTCATTTTAAATGAGTTTATTAACTTTTTTCCATTTATAGATCGTCAAAATCCCGGTGAAGACCTGAAACGCGAACAGCCCGTTTTCAGTCTTGGAAAACTGATAATTTCCATCGGCTTTCAGGTAGAGAGTACCGAGCACATCGATACTGTTAGGCTTGACCAGCTTCTGGCCATAAGCATAAGCCGCTACCTGTAAATCATGCGCCGGGTGTTTCACTCCGGACTTGATATCGTAGAGATAAACGGCGTCTTGCGCGTCTATGGCCATCCTGTCCAGACGTCCGGCATATCCTGCCGAATGATAAATCATTTCTTCAATCGCCGGAAACTTCACTATCTGGAAATCCTTGAGAAATTTTTTATATCCCTCGAAGTATCCCTGCAGGGCCGGGTCCACGTCTTCAACGCCGCCCCTGTCATGAAGCTCCGTTATCAGGTGCACCAGCGTCCCGCGCTCGGACGCGTCGTCCAGGACATCAGCCGGGACACAACTGAAATCCATTACCCCGGCGTCCTTGATAATTTGAGTTACCGAGGGGATTATGCGACCCTTTTCGTCCCGGTACTCGTGAAGTTCTTCATTGAAAGTGATGTTCACTTGGAAAACTCCTAATTGCCTGCCAAATTGCGTTTCAGTCCGGCTTTCAAATCAGCCATTATTTCTTCATACTTATTTTCGGGAATATTCTTTGTGCTTTCGATCCCGTAAAAGACGCGGAGATAACTCCTGATTTTTTCTTCTGAAATGCCTAGATTTCTCGCGACGGTCCAGAAGCGTTTCTGCTTGGCTTCATCAATCACAGCCACCGTATCGGCAATATCGGAATCGGTATCGAAATTGAGGCTTTCATTTTCCGTGGCCTCTGTTTCTTGCGGTACTTCCGCTTTATCTTCTTTGGCGGCCGTCTGGGTACTGGCTTTCGGCTGTTTGTATTTTTTTGGCGTTACGTTCTTTTCGGGCGGATTATCGGACTCTTCCAATTCATCAGGAGTATAAACGCCCATGATTGCGCCGGGGGCATAAAGCCGGGACCAGCGCTTTACACCAAGATACGCCAGCTGCTGTTTAGGATCGGAAGCCCAAAGCGTGGAATTTCTGACCGTGGCTTGAGACAGAAGCAAATCAAGGGTTTTTGTTTTGCCTGTTTTTTTGAGTGTTGCGGAAATCTTGACTCCGCATCCTTTTTCGTCCTGAAGCGTCCATGCCGGGACTTGATATTCATTGCCATTTTTACCAGTTTTTATCTGGAATTTTCCAATGACGTTTTCCCAAGGCCCGTAAAATTCATACTCGAAGTGTCCGCTGATGGCCCCGCTGTTCATGACAACGGCGTTGACCAATTGCGCTTCATATCCCAGAATGCCATGCACGAGATGTGTTTTCTGCGCCACCGCAAAGGGATTCATTTCCCACTGCATAGACTGTAGGATAACAGCGAAACAATCCTCGGGTTTTCCTGCGAGATGTTCCGGTATCATACACCTTGCCGATGCCATAATACCGGCCATTTTTTCGACGGCCGCGAAAACCTCGGGATGGAACATTACCGCGCTGGCCCCCGCTCTTTCAAGAGTTTTAAGCGCCGCTTCCGGTATTGCCGACAATGCCGTTGTTTCCGTTTTTGCAATCTGACTTGATTCCGCCTTTACCATTTCGTTCTTTTCCATAATTCGCCCTTTCTTATTTATCTATTTTTACCAAGACTGTTTTTGTTCCGGTACCGGATTCTTTAAACGCCCCGTCCGGGAGTTCTTCCACATAAGCGCCTGTATATTCAATGAATTCCCGGAATTGTGAAAACTTTTTGTGTTCCCTAAACTGAAACGCAGGGGACATGATTGCGATAAGCTCACCTCCAGGAGCAAGGCAATTGTTGTATGCATGCATGACATGGTCGATGTCCATGCCATTTGTGAAAGGCGGGTTCATAATGATTGTGAAATATTTATGTTCAGGAAAGAATTTTAAAAAATCATCTCCAACTTTCGTATATCCCTTTTCAGAAAGAATATCGCAAAATTCAGTCTGAACTTCACAGAAATGGACATGTGAAGGATGCTCAAGTCTTCTTGCTATAACGTCCGCAATACGTCCGGTACCAGCAGAGGGTTCAAGAATATTTTCTTCACTGATCGTACAAGAATAAGAAACAAGTTTCTCCGCTACTTCTACCGGAGTTTCAAAGAACTGAAATTTCTTTTTCTTATTTTCAATTTTTCCGGTACCGAGAGCATTTGCAATTATTTCAGTCGGATTACTGCTGAACACATGCCCTTTGAATTTGCGGTTCCATGTTCCGCCGATGAGTTCGAGTGTTTTGTTGACCTTCTGATAAAGTTCCCGTGAGAGCTGTCCATTAAGAATGAGAATATTTTCTTTTATATCTGCGGCCTTTAGAACTTCTGCCACATCTTCGCTTATTGTTACATTGCAGTTCATATTGTTTTCCTTTCGTTTATTTAAATGCCCGTCTTTCCGGGCTGTCATCGGTTTGAGTTTTTTTGAAGTCAGCTTCCAATCCGAAAAGTCTCTGACTCTTATTTCACTTTCCTTTTTAAAAACCCCGGCGATTTTCAAAATAAGGAGCTAAAAAGAAAATCGCCGGGGCGGGAACACAGGCATTTTAAGGTTGCCTTAAACCGGGAGGGAATAACGCCTTACAACTCAATTCATCCGACTATTCCGATAATACCCATCATTACCAGTACCGCCGCGTAAAATCCCGCCTCCAGATAGAATCTCTCCCTGTCGCTCATAGCAACTCCTTTGCCATATAGTGGCTTAATTTTTGTTGAGAAAATCGATAAGTCTTTTGACGTTGAGCCGCGGCAGGTTCTGTTTGAACACCGTGTAGTGCCCCTCCCGGTATCCGAGATGATACAAGGGGTCTCTCTTGCGCTGGTGGCTCGTAACGGTAATCTGGAAGAATTCTTCGACTGCGAGTGCTTTTCCCGCGACTGCGTTGGTTGGACGTGGCATGATTGCCTCCTATTCGTTATTGGTTTTCCATTTTTTAACGCCGTTCTAAGGGCAATAAAAAAGGCCGGGATGTTAGAACCCTGACGAATAGTGCAGGCGAACCGCCTTGCGGCAAGTTCCATCCCAGCCATAAGGCTGTAAAGATAGTATTTCACCATCTTTATTCTTGCGGAATTTGAACCTCTGACAAGGGGTTCACCGCTATTCGTCTCTGGGGTTCTAATCCCATTGCCAGAGATTATAGCAGATGAAGAAAGCCTTGTCAAGGGAAATTTGCAAAAAAGTTTTATGTCGGCATATTTAGATGGCACTGCCCGGTGTCCGGAAAGGAATTCTTTATGGAAAAATACGAAATTGCCAACATCGCAAAGGAAATCTTTATTGCTCTTATCAATAAAGGTGCCTATACCGACCAACCCGATCTTGTTACAAAAGACGGAAAATTTAAAACAATCACCGTAATGCAACAATACGATGATATTTATTTTAAAATTGTAGAAGCTATTAACAAACATATTCCGAAATCCCAAAAATAAACCATTAAACACCGGGCGGTGTTTTACTGTTTGGCGGCTAAATTCAATACTGCGTCTTTGAAGTTGCTATAGTCCCGTCTGTTGTAATCCTCCCTTGTATCGGGATTTATTCCAAGCGACCGGGCGCTTAGCTCAATTGCCCTGAGACATTCCCCCGTAGTCTCCATTACGCTTTTGAAATACTCTTTCCGTGAAACGTCCTTTACTCTGTTCTTTTCCTTCTTCTCGCTCATTTTCATTTCCCTTTCAGGTTAAAATTTTGTTGTGAATAAAACCAATATCAGCGCCAAACACCAGCCAAGCGCCGCGCCCCAGGCGAAAGCGGCAATCCGCTCATTTCTTTTGTCTATGCGCTGTCTATGCTGGGTTATTTCGGGATTCCTCTCAATTAACTTGTCTGTCAGTTCAATTACCGACTCTTCTATTTCTGCCATTTTCATTGCACCGCCTCCGTTTCCAATTTATGAAATTTATTTTCGAGAGGGGCATAGCGGTATCCCTTGGCCGCCGCCGCCTGGCTAATCATAGAAGTCGCAATCGCTCTGACAAGTTCCGGCGTCCAATTCCCGTATTTAGGCACCGGCCCGTCAATCTCGACTATTACTTCCTTCTGGCGTCTCATCTTCACCCTTTCAGTTTGGTTGATTGTTTAAATCATTTTTTATGTTATTTTTTATTGAAAAAACAGAGGTGTCATTATGAGCGGTTTCTGGGAAATTATTATTGCCGTTGCTACGGGTTCGCTCATTGCGTATTTGGGTTCTTACATCAATTTTCATTTTGATATACGCAAAAGGCGTATTGAATCTATCGACGAAGCATATGAAAAATTCAGGCTCGCTTATATTAGATTTATCGCAGACCTCAAAGGCGTCTCCTCGGTAAGTGCTGAGAATGAACGAGATTTCATTACCGCCACTGTGAATGTCGCTTGCATTTGGAATACTATGAAACAAGCGGAAAGAGCTTCCCGGCTCTTGGGGCATCTTGATGACCTTTATAGTCGAGACCTTAATTATGGGACTGCTGAGAAAATCTCCATAGCAAACAGGGTTGCTAATTGTGTTTTTGTGGAAAGAAGACGTCAAAATATCATAGACCGTTTCAAACGCCTTTTTTCGGAAAGCGAAAAAAGCAGTAATGAAAGCCCCCGTTAAAACCGCTACAATTATTTGCCACCAGACCATTTCTCACCCTTTCGGTTTATATGCACTACAAATAAATACAGGAAAATACAAGCTAAAGCCAGCGCAAAGCGTTTTCCTCTTTGAAAGCGAACTCCAGGGCTTCATCAAGCGTCTTTGAAATGATTATTCCCCGTTGCCTTTTCCGCTCCCGCATTCTGTCAAGGAAATGTTCCTTTATTTCCATCTTGGTAACGTGTCTCTTTTCCGTCTTGTCTTTCATACCCTTAAATCCTTATCCATTGTTAATATTGAAAAAATCATCGCGCCTGTTATCTTTAGGGTTATCAAACTTACTAAAGAAAGGACAAGCGCAATGAAAAGTCTTACGGAAATTCTTTCCGGTCTCCCTGTAAACGCCGTTCTTAGGGAGCATGTTGGCATTCTTAAGGAAGCTGCAGAAAAAATGCAAAAGGAGGCGATTGAATTTAAAGAGCGCATCCTCAATCTCGAAAAAGAAAACAAGCATCTCAAAGAAGAGCTTGCGAAATATTCCGAAACGGAACAAATGATAAAATACAAAGGTGCTCTTTTTCTTAAAAAATCCGATGGAACCTTTGAGGATGTTGTTTATTGTCCGAAATGTCATAATGCAACCTTTTCTTTTGAGCCTTCGGTTTTTCCGTTTTCCTGTGAAGCCTGTAATTGGTATTCGCCATTCAAGGGGCATGAACTTCCAAGGATACTTGACGAACTTAAAAAAAGCGTTTGACTCGACATATTCATCTCCCTTTGCTTGTTATTATAAACTACATCAGAATACATGTCAATACATGATTTAATAATTTTTTAATTTTTTTTACTGACTATATTTAATTCAGGTATAAATTAAGAAAGGATCTGAATTATGAAGAACACAAGACAAATTCAAAGAGCGGTGAACGATTACTTGGTATCTACAGGTAATTCGGCGGCAAGCCTCGCAGTGATTTTAGGACTCTCAAATGCCACAACGGCACGCTGGGCAAATGGTCAAGCGAAAGAAATTAGCAACAAATTATGGGCAAAACTTTACCCGCACATCAAGCCATTCCTGCCTCCAGATTTTGACAAAGCCCCTTTGGAAATAACCCCTCTGGAGAGACTGGAGGCGGCTATCGATGAATATCCCATCAGCAAAGAAAATAAAAGAGAGGCTCTCAGATACATACGGGAGCTTGAACTGAACGAAAAATACGGCCCTCCTATGGAGAAAGAGGATATCAGGGATGAGTACCCTACGATGAAGGCCAAAGAAAAATTAGCATAGTCCAGATAAGGCGCGGCCCTTACCAGCCGGAATTATTTGATTACGAATACGACGATGACGCCTTTAAACTGATAAATTAAAGTAAAGGGGGATTTATGAATGAGACTTATGCGGGGATCGGGGCTTTTGTATTTCTCATTATTATTGTATTGGGAATTATTATTTCAATTTTATCAATCCTGATGCCAATCTTTATCTGCCTTATCAATAGCAGAGTAAAAGAACTCCTGAGGGAAGTCAAGATAACCAATGCCGTTTTAGCCGAATTCCTGAAACGCCTGGATAACAGCAAATAAGGGAAAATAAAAATGTCATGGACGCTCCTGTAAGAATATTACTTCATCCATCCGATGAAACATATTTTGCAATGGGAAAAACTTTAGAAAATTTTCCAACTAAAGAATTTGCAATAGACAATAGTTTTAAACGTCCAAAAGAATTGACTTTCAAGTTTCAGCGGTCTAATTCTTCTGCATTTGCAAAAATCCTTGTTCTTGCTGAAAAAGCCGATGAATTTAACGTTTCGACCATAGACGGGAAAGAAATTTTCAGCGCAAAATGGTATTATGAAAATATCTGTGGGTGCGTGGATTTTGCGTTACTTCTTAGCAGGATTAGAAATAAAACTCTATATATTGACGGCATCCCTGAAGACTGGAAAGAAAGTATGGCTTTTCTTCCCTGCCTTAAAGACAGGATGGAATGTTACAATCCAATTAGACACTGTTTTGGAGTAGCAGGTAATTATCTGAGCATATGGGGATGTGAAGCTATTAAATTACGTTGGTTTGGGTTTGAAAATTGGTTTTCTTGGGGAACCTTTGATAATCCTAATGTTTTTAGATTTGATAAGGCACGCTTAGCGCATGAACTCAGGAGAAGGGCAATGAAATTTCGCCTTTGTCCTTATCTCAATTATACATACATACAAGAAGTGGTAAAACATTTTCCTGAAACAGTTTATGTAGATAGAAAAAAATGGAATTATCGTACTTGTTATAATTCAAGGCCTGAAGTTCTTTTTGTTGTTTTAAAAGACGAATTGGGTTCTCGTTCATTTTTTACAGATGGAGTATTTCCAAAAAGCTGGGAAATACCAGCCGAAATTATGGCTAAGGCTATGGGGTTATCAGGCAAAGATGAATTGAAACTTTTATGGAGCTCTCCTGATGGAACTGTCTCATACACATAAAGCGAAGACCACAGCAATGAAACACTCACTTACCGAAACCGACATAGCCCGGAAAATTCGCGATAAAGTTCTTAGCAATGAACAACTTTTTATAAAAAAATAAACAGGAATTCTTAAATGAAAAAATTATTGGTAATAATGTTAACTCTTTCTTTTGTATTAGGCCTATTGATTGCATCTGCGGGATTTTTTCTACTTCAAAATCAAGAAATTATTGGTACTGGTATGTTTATTGGTGGAATTATTATGTTTATAATTCCGCTTGCCGTTTCATATATTACAATAACCATAAAAGAAATCATAGAAGAAAATAGAAATGAAATCCAATAGGCCATGAAATACCTAATCTACGCCCGCGTCTCTCCTAAAGGCTCATCCTGGGACGGAAACGAAACCAGCGTCAAAATGCAGATACAAATGTGCCGGGACTATATCAAAGCCCGCGGCGGTACTGTTCTGCGTGAATTATCCGATGAATTCTTTTCCGCGAAAGACAAAAACCGCCCCGGCCTCCAAGAGTTGCTCGCTGAACTGAAATCCGGTACAGCCGAATGGGACACGCTGATTGTTTACCGGCTCGACCGTTTAACTCGTTCCCTTCGCGACGGCGGCGAAATTTTTGAGATGCTCAGGGAAAACGCCAAGGGCTTTGTTTCCATTACAGAAAATATAGACTTCTCATCTCCCGTTGGCCGCGCAATGATGTCAATAATCAATGTATTTGCACAATTTGAGCGTGAACAAACAGCGGAGCGCGTGAAGCATAAAATGGTTTCCATTGCCGAAAAAGGGGAATTTCCGGTAAGCGTACCCCCTTTTGCTTATATGCGCGGGGAAAAACACGATAATGTTTTAAAAGTCGATCCCCGGAAAGCTGAAATAGTAAAAGATATTTTTAATATGTATGCAAGCAATATTCAGACTATGGACATAGCCAAAAAATACCATGGCACCATATCCAAACAGGGAATTTTAAATATGCTCAGAAATAAAGCTTATGCCGGAAAAATCGTTTATGCCGGAAAAGAATACCAAGGAAAGCATGATCGGATTATCCAAGAAGAACTTTTTGACAAAGTCCAAGCGAAATTGCCACAGACAACCAACGGTGGAAGAAGTCGCCCGAAATCGCAAAAATACCCTTATATCCTATCCGGCTTGGTTCATTGCCACTGTGGCCGCTATATGACACCGGCAAGCATGAAAAGCGGCAGTTTCCACTATTACCGCTGCACCGATATTGTAAACTGTAAAACCTACGTTTCCGCGCCTGCAATTGAAAATGCAGTCTTGGGAAAAATAAACCAACTTGATACGCAACCTGAAATGATAATGGAAATAACGGACGAAATAAAGCGTCAAAAAACTGAATTTTTGAAGGAAAACAAACCCAATATTGCCAATCTGAATAATGCCATAATAAATGTCAATTTAGAAATCAACAAAATAGAAAACGCTTTTTTATCCGGCCTTGTGAATTCGCAGAACAAAGATTTTTGGAATGAAAAACTTTCCAAACTGCTCGAAGAAAAAAAAGAACTTAGCCTCAGAAAAGAAAATCTTCAAAAGGTAGTATCCAACCTTGAAACCGAACTTTTCAACGATGCGGACTTTTTAACGCAACAGCTGAAAACTTTTAATGATGCCCTGAAGAACAATCCCAACGATCCGGATACCCGGCGCACTGCAATCCTGGCCAACATAAAAGAAATCACAAGGACAGGCGATGAAAGGTTCTACCTGAAATTAAATTATAGTACGCCTAACGGTAAAGACTGGCTGCCCCGCCTGGATTCGAACCAAGACTAA